AAAGCAGACTTACTTGCAGAATCTTTTGCTGAATTTGAAGAACAAATTACAAGAAGAGAAGAAATAATGTGTACTGAAGCATTATTTAATGGAAAAGTAGTTGTAGAAGGTGAAGGAATAAAAGGGGAAATCAAATTTGGAACAGTTGAAGAAATTACACCAGCTGTTTTATGGACTCAACCTAATGCTGATATAATTGGAGATTTACAAGCGGCAATAACAAAAATAGGAGAAAGCACAGGTTTAAGACCTGAAATGATTTTAATGGATCCTGTAGCTGCAAAATTATTTGTAGAAAACGAAAAAATTCAGAAATTGTTGGATATTAGAAATTATCATGCAGGAGAAATTAATCCTAGAGAAATTGCAGGTGGAGCAATCTATATCGGAACTCTTGCGCCGTTTGGACTTCCAATTTATTCTTACCAGTCGCAACATTCTGTATTGAATGCTGACGGTAAAACTTATACAACAAAAAATATTATTCCAGAAGGTAAAGTGTTATTAGCACCAAGCAATAATACAATTATTTATGGACCGGCGGCGGATGTTGAACAAGGAATAATTGTTGCAGAACGTTCAGTATTTACTGATAAGGATTCAAAATCAAATACTATAGAAATTAGAACTGAATCAAGACCTTTGCCAGTTGTATACGATATTGAAGCTATAAAAATACTGAAGGTTAAATAGGAGGTTGTAATGAAATATAGAGCGTTGAAGCCTCTAATTTATAGCGGGGTTAGTTATGAAACAGGGGCAGAAGTGAATATTTTGGAAAAATCAGTTGTAAAAAGCTGTCTTGAAAGAGAATTGATTGAAGAAATAAAGGATACTGCTGAAAAAGTAGTATCTAAAACTTCAGTTGATGAAGATAATCAAGATATAGAAAAAGATGATAAAGAAGATAAAAAGAATAAAAATAAATAGGTGATAATCTATGAATTTTAAAGATATTTTAGAGAATGATATACAAAATGTATTTTTAAATTCAGAAGAGTTTGGAGAAACGCATAATTTAAATGGTGTTGATGTTATTTGTGTGACAGATGAGGACGGTTTTCAAGAGAAGGAAATTAGTGGGAAATTAACAATAGAAAGTGGATTTTACAAGGAAGGGATTACAGTATTTATTGATAAAAAATATTTGAAGTATAAGCCTGAGGGGAATATGAGGATAGATTTTGACAATAAAGAATGGATAGTTGCAAACTGTAAAGAGAACTTTGGTATGTATGAACTTGATTTGTATAGATACACAGATTATTAGGAGTTGATTTAGATGTTTACGATTCAATTTGATGAAAGTGTCCTTAGTGACATAGAGAATAAATTTGTTGAATTTCCGCAACAAGCTCCGAGAGCATTAGCTAGTGCTTTGAATAGAGTTTCAACTATGACTAAAACTCGTATGGTTAGAAATGCACGAAAAATTTATACAGTTAAATACGGTGAATTATTAAAAGGATTAACCACTAATAAAGCATTTCCTGCCAAGCTGATAGCACAAATTAATTCTAAAGGAAATTATTTAGGACTTGATAATTTTCAATTGAATCCAAGTACGAGAATTGGTAGAACGCCAGTAACAGCAACAGTAAAGAACGGGAATGGAATAATGCTTAATGGTAATACGTTTATAGCTTATAGAGACGGACACTTAGGAGCATTTGAAAGGGAAGGAAGTGGACGGTTGCCAATTAAAAGAAAATATGGACCGTCTGCTCCACAAATGTTAGGACCTACAACGTGGTTACCAGATCTCGATGAATTTATGTCTCAAAAATTAAATGAAAGGTTTGAACACGAGTTGAATAGACTCTTGTCGATGTAATTCATGAGTATTAAAGTTATTGAAAAAAGTTTATATGACTTTTTGTGTGAAGAATTTAAAGATACTGATTATCAGATATTTCGAGGAGCGTTGCCAGTTAGGAAATACAGTGAAATTGACAAAAATACAGGACAGAAAAAGCCGTTATTTCCTTGTGTGACATTAAGAGCTTTGAGTTCAAGGCAAATCACAGAAGGAATGGACAGTTATGACTGTGATGCCACTTTTGAAATAATAGTTGGTACTAAAAATGAAGATTATATCGATAATCTTTACAAAGGCGAAGAAATCAGAAGCAAACTTTTGACTAAAGTTTACGATGAAAGAGGCTGGGCAATACGGGAAGATAAAGAATTTAAGTGCGATTTATATAGTGACGAGTTTGGAGATTTTATATTTTCAAGAATCACATTTACAGTTTGGGATTATCCTGTCGAGCCTAAAATTTTGAAGGAGGAATAATGGAAGACAAAAAGCAATATATTTATTTGGGAGATACGCTTGAGTTTAAAGATATTAGGCTTACAAAGGGCGTTATATATTACAGTAATGAAGCAATTGAAGAAAAACTTGAAAAATATCCGCTTTTGAAAAAAACCTTGGTGGATATTAATCAAGCTAGTGAGGCGTTAAAAAATGAAAAATTACTTGAAACTGTAACGCAGCAAATCAAGGATCAAATAAGAGAGGAGGCTGAATAATGGGGTATAAACATGGAACTTATCAAACTGAGACTTCGAGTGACATATCACTACCGATAGTACTGGATTATGGGCATTTTATTGTGGGGACTGCACCGATGAATAAAGTAAAAAAAGAAAACAGAAGAGTGAACGAGATTGTAAGATTAGGAACTTATAAAGAAGCTATCCAGTATTTCGGGGACACTTACGACTTGGATTTTTCAATTTCACAAGCGATAAAAGTATTTTTTGAATTGTATAAGGTAGCACCGCTTTATGTTGTAAATATCCTGGATATCGAAAAACATAAAACAGCTAAAAAAACTCAAAACGATTTGAGTTTAACAAATGGTAAAGTCGTTATTCCAAACCACAAAATAATAACAGACACATTAGTAGTTAAAGAAAATACAACATCACAAGTTATTTCGGACGCTGTAACAATGTGGACGGATGAAGGGATTGAAATATATGCAAAGCCGTCAAATGGAACTAAAATTGATATTGAATATGAAGAAATTGACTTGTCAAAAGTAACAAAAGCACAGGCTTTGGGCGGATATGATATTTCAACAATGAAAAGAGCTGGGTTAGAATTATTAGACGAAGTTTACTTGAAATATTCCGAATTACCAGCGTTCATTGATATTCCTGATTTTTCAAGTGATAGCGAAGTTGCGGCTATTATGCAGACAAAGGCTAAAAATATAAATGGGAATATGTTTGAGGCAGTTGCGTTGGTTAATGCGCCGATAGACAAGCCCTATGACCAAATTCCAAAATGGAAAGACGATAATAACATTAATGGGAATGACCAAATTGTATTATATGGAATGTTGGGACTGGCTGGTAAAAAATATATTCAGTCTATTCAGTATGGTGCATTATCATTATCAGTAGATAACGAAAAAAATGGAGTGCCCTCCCAGGTGCCGTCTAACTTTGCGTACAAATGTGACAGTTTGTATTGGAAAAATGCAAACGGAAAACTTGAGGAAATAATTTTAGATAAGGAACAGCAGGCTAACTTTTTAAACAAGAACGGAGTAGTAACGGCTATTAATTTCAAAGGCTGGCGTTGTTGGGGGACTGAAACTGCACTTAATCCAATGGCAACGGATCCTAAGGACAAATTTATAAACACTCGTAGAATGTTAAAATATGTCGGAAATGAACTAGTTATAAGCCTTTTTGATAAAGTGGATAAAACGTTCTCTAAAAAATTAGCTGAAACAGTAACAAAATCAATGAATATTAGATTGAATGCTATTGTAGCTAGAAACGATTTGTTAAGTGCAAGTGCGGCTTTATCAAGCGAAGATAACGACGCAATTAATGTTATGAACGGCGATATTACTTGGATTATTAAATTAGGAGTAATTCCAGGGATGAAATCGGCAACATTCAAGAAAAAATATGATGTGGACGCATTAACGGAGTTCGCAAATAGCTTAGGAAAATAGGAGGAATTAAAAAATGGCAAAGACAAAATTACCTTTGGCGATTGTAGATGCTGATTTGTACATCAATGGATCAAACAATCTTGAAGGTGTTGGAGAAGTCGAATTACCAAATGTCGAATATGCAACAGTGACAACGGAACAGCTAGGAATGGCGGCAGAATTTGAAGCTCCATTAATTGGACATTATAAAAAAATGTCTGCAAAAATAAAAATGGACAGCATGAACGATACATTGCTGAACTTTAATAATAGCGATTCTATTCAGGTCGAATGCCTTGGAGCGTTGCAAGAATTAAATAGAATGACACATTCACCCAAAATGACTGGAGTAGACGCTACAATGAAAGGATTTATTACCAAATTTGATGGACCGAAAGTTCAAAATGGTAAAAAATTTGAAGGCTCATTTGATATGAGTATAACTTATTACAAATTAACAATAAATGGTAAAACAATTATTAACATAGATGTATTGAACGGGATTGCCAGTGTAAACGGAGATTACAACAACATTATTAGAAAACTATTGGGACATATTTAGGAGGATAGGAATGATTATAAAATTAACAAAAGAGTATGAATTAGGAAGTAAAAAATATAAAGAAATAGATTTAAAACTGGAGGATTTAAACGGAGCAGATTTAATGGAATGTTCTAAAAATTATAAAGCTAGAATGAAATCAAATGCTGAAAATTTCAAAGATTTTGATGACGCTTGGGCACTAACAGTAGCTGAAAAGGCATCAGGGGTTAAATACGGGCATTTATTAATTTTAGGTGCTGAAGACTTCTTGAAAGTAGTAAATCAAACTAAGAATTTTTTAGTAAAAGGTTGGGGGATACCGGAGGAGGAAACTCCAACGGTAGAGGAATAATAGATGACTTTCTTGATTTAATCACAGATTTACTAGGCGGACTTAACTATTTTAAAATGAATATCAGTTATGAAACGCTTATGAAATGCACATTTGATGAGCTGGATTATTGGATAAAAAGAGCTAATAAATTGATTGAAGAAGAAAAGGCGAGGCAAGAAGAAGAGAACGAATAAAAAAACAGTGGATTTTAATCACTGTTTCGCCTTGCTGTCGTTATCATAAAACGAAAGGAGGGTATACGTGGCTAAAAATTTAGAATTAAATATAGTTTTAGGAGCAGCCGTTGCTGGTGCTATAAATGGAATGAGTCAAGTTGCGAATGCTTTGAAAAATACAACAAAGTCAGTCAAGGAATTCGAAAAAGAAATAAAAAGTATGGAAAAAGCACAAAGAGCATTTCAAAATATGGACAAGGCTCGTGACGGATTAAATAAAATTAATTCAGAATACAAAAAAACTGCTGAACATTTGCAAAAACTGAAAGATGAATATGAAAAAACTGGAAGTAGCAACAAACAACTAGCTAAAGAAATAGAACAAGCTGAAAAAAATGTTGGAAAACTGAATAAACAAAAAGAACGGCAACAGCATGTATTTGAAGCTGCAAGAAGTAAGATAGAGGCGGAAGGTGCCAGCTTATCTAATTACAGGAGCAAGGTTCAGGAAGTTGAAAAAGAAATTGAAAAAATGAACAAATTAAAAGCCGCTCAAGGCAGATATGAAGCTAGGCAAGAAAATATCGGAAAACTTAAAGAGTTTGGAGACAGACAGCTGACACAAGGTATCGGAATGGCGGGAGCTTTAGCTGTTCCTGTTAAATTGGCAGTTGATTTAGAAAATGCTCAGGCGGATTTAAAAAAAGTTGCTGATTTTAGCTCAAAAAAAATGGAAGACGGATTTTATAAAGCTATGAGAAATTTTAGTGAAAACAGTCCGTTATCTCAAGTAGAACTGTTTCAAATTGCAGGAGCAGGAGCTCAAGCAGGGATAAAGACGGATGAACTTGAAAGATACGCTAAAGACGCAGCTAAAATCAAAGTAGCTTTTGATATGAATACGGAAGCAGCAGGAAATTTTTTGGCAAAAACAAGAGCACAGCTTAATTTGGATCAAAATGGAGTAATGCAATATGCTGATGTAATTAATTACTTAGCAAATACCGTAGCTGTTACAGCACCAGAGGTAGCCGATATTTCGAGTAGAGTAGCCGGACTTGGTGGAATGGCTGGAATTTCTAAAGAAGGTGTTGCGGCATTAGGAGCAAGTTTGGTATCGGTTGGAGTTCCGTCAGAAGTTGCAGCAACTGGATTGAAAAATATCTCATTAGGATTAATGGCTGGAACATCGGCAACTAAAAAACAAGCAGCAGCTTTTAAATCGTTAGGATTAGATGTAGAAGATGTGGCTAAGAGAATGACGAAAGATGGGGAAGGAACATTAATTGACGTTTTTCAGAGAATTAAAAAACTTCCGCAAGATGTCCAGGCAGCAACGCTTAAAGATTTGTTTGGTAAAGAATCTATTCAATCAGCATCTGAGTTGGCAAAACATATTGATGAAGTTAGTAAAAATATGAAAAATGCTCATGATATAGCAAAAACATCAGGAAGTGTTGACAAGGAATATAACCAAAGATTAAAAACGATGGGAAATGCTTTTTCGACTTTAAAGAACAGGATTGTAAATATGGCAGTCGATTTAGGTTCAGCTTTGGGTCCGAGTTTAGTACAAGTTGCTAATTCATTTGGACCACTTGTTTCGAAATTTGCTCAATTTATTCAAAAGCATCCGCAGTTGACAAGCAGTATTTTGAAAAGTGTTGCAGCATTAGCCGCTTTTAAAATCGGAATTGGTGGATTATCCAAAGGGCTTGCACCTTTGTTTAGCGGAATATCGAAAGGAATGTTAATCTTTGATAAATTTAAGATAGCTGGAAGTTTTACTGGTGGACTTAAAACAGCATTTCCAATTATTAATAAATTAGGACCGGCTATGACAAAATTAGGACCACTTCTTACTAATCCTTATGTTGCGGCAGGAGCGGCGGCGGTAGCTGCGTTTGTATTAATGTATTCAAAATGGAACTGGTTCAGAAATGGAGTTAATAATGGAGTAAAACAGATAGCTCCACATTTTAAAGGAGTATTTGATTCTATAAAAAATGGATTTAGTCAATTATTTTCATCAGGATCGAAAGAATTAGGGAAAATGAAGCCTATGTTTGATTCCTTAAAACCTGTCTTGACTGTTATAGGTACAATTATAAAAACTGTAGTTATAGCCGCATTGATAGTTATGAAAACACAGATACAGATTACAGTTGCATTCTGGAAAGCTGCATTTACTGCAATAAGGGTAGTCGTAATGGTTGTATTTAATGTCATAAAAGCTATAGTTATAGGAGCAGTTGCAGTAATAAAAGGAATTGCAATGACGCTTGGTGCGGTTTTCAAGGCAGTTTGGACAGCAATTAAAGTTGTTGCTATTGTTGTATGGGCTGCAATTTGTGTCGCTATTATAGCTGTGGTTGCGGTAATTAAAGCAATATTTAGACCTTTTGCACCGTTTTTTAAAGCAATTTGGAATGCTGTTAAGGCAGCAGCGATAGCTGTATGGAATGCAATTAAAAGTGCGGCAACAGCCTTATGGGGAGCAATAAAAGCAGGAATAAGCGGAGTACAAGGTTTTTTTACAGGTGCTTGGAATACGATGAAATCTATAGCGACAGGTGTGTGGAACGGAATAAAAAGCGCTTTTGATACTATGGCAGGAGGATTGAAAAAGGCTATTGATGGAGTTGCAAATTATTTCAAAAAGGCTTGGGAAGGGATTAAAAATTTTGCCGCAAACAATCCAATATCAGCAAGTATAGGAGGACTTTTTGGAAAAAATGCAGCAGGAACTAACTACTGGAGTGGTGGACTTACAACAGTAGCAGAACGTGGAGCAGAATTAATTCAAATGCCAGGTAAACCAGCTTTCTTAGCAGAACATGAAATGTTATTAAACTTACCTCGTGGTACTCAAATCTTGAATAATCGTGAAACTAAAAACAGTTTTAGAGATAGGATTAGCGGACTAAAAGAGAGAATGTCAGGACTTATAAGTAATGAAGGTTCAAGTGGCGGAGATGTTATTAATATTAGTATAACAGTAAACGGAAATGCTGATACTAACGCAATTGAGAAAGCAGTAATGAGAGCATTGGCGAAAGTTAAAAACAAAAAAGAAAGGACGGCATTCGGATAATGGCAAAGGTAAAAGTGTATAGAACAGTTTCAGGCGACACTTGGGACTTGATAGCTTTTAAAGTTTATGGAAGCGAAGGATATTTTCACGACCTTATAAGAAACAATTTAAGATTGATTGACATTGCTATTTTCGATGCCAATATTCCTATTATTATTCCTGAAATTTCTGAAGAAGTTGAAGATGATGAAAGTTTGCCGCCTTGGAAGAGAGGTGAATAGAAGTGGCTTTCGCTAGAAATATAAGAGTTGTAGTAATTTTTAACAAGGTTGATATTTCTGATGAGATAGCCCATTCTATTTCATCTCTGAATTACACTGATAATTCTAAAAATGCAATAGATGACTTGGAAATGGAGCTTGAAAACTTGGATTATCGCTGGCTGAAAGAGTGGTATCCTGATGAAAATGCTCAATTACTTGTCGGCATTCACGAAGAAATAGGAAATGAAACTAATTTTTTAGATTTGGGAACGTTTTATGTGGATGAGCCAACTTTTGAGAATAACAAACTTAATTTAAAATGCCTAGCCTTGCCGTTAGACCAGAATATTAGAGACCAGAAAAATAGTGTCGCTTGGGAAAAAATCACTTTGAGGGAGCTTGTTACACAGATTGCAAATAAGCACGAGATGAATGCTGAAATATATGCAGACAATGAATTTTTTGAAAGACTTGACCAAAATCAGGAAACGGATTTGGCTTTTATTAATAGAATTGTCAAGGAAACTGGACTAAATATGAAAGTGTCAGATGACAAGATAATTATTTTTGATGACGAGGAAATGGAAAAGAATGAAACTATTGAAATTTTCAATATTAAAGATGAAAGAATCAGAAGTTTCAGCTTGAAAAAGAAAAATAAGGAAATTTATGATAAAGTCGAAGTTTCATATTATGACCCTGATAAGAAAAAGGTCATAAAAGAAATTATTACTAAAGAAGAACTTGAAAAACGTAATCAACTTACAACCGAAAGTTCGGATAACAAGTCATCAGGAAACAAAGAAAAAACATCAAAAAAAGGCAATAAGATTTCTAAAAACAAGAAATCTAGCAATAAAGGACAGAAAAATAAGAGTAAAAAGCTAAGTCAAAGAAAAAATAACAGGTGAAACAATATATGAAAAAAAAGGGAAATAATAATAAAACTGGTGGAAAAAAAGGAAAATCTTTAAAAGAATCAAAAGAAAATCTGAAAAACAAGGCAAATAATAAAAAGAGTAGAGGCAAAAAAGAAAAAACCTTAAAAGTCAAGACAAAAGGGAAAAGCACAGCTAAAAAAGTTGCAAAAAAGACATTAAAAGAAAATATGAAGCAGGAATACCAGATAACTTTAAATGTTGACGGAAGTCCAAAATATTTGGCTGGAATGATAATAGAGCTTGATGAGAGCTGGGGGAAATTTGAAGGCAAGTATGTCATAGACAAGGTAACGCATGAAATTACTGGAGATTACACTTGCGAAATCAACGCAATGAAGCTCGGAGCAAGGGAAAATGCAGAACAAAATGCAATTGAACAAACAAAAGAGGAGCAAAGAAAAAAAGAAGCTGAAAAACAGGCTAAATCTAAAGGTAAGGGCAGAAAAGGCAAAAGTAATAAAAAAGGGACAAAAGGTAAAGTTAGAGATAAGAAAAATAGCAAAAAAGGTAAAAATGTAAGCAAATCAAAGAAAAAGAAATAAATTTATATAGGACAATGACAACTAAATATAGTAACTGTGACAAAATATAACAAAAAGAACTTTACTTTATAATATAAAAATGGTATAATTTGTACATTAGGAGTGATTCAGATGAATGAAAAATACGAAAATTTAGAAAAATTATATTATAAAAGAAAAAATATTGATGAAGAATATGAAAAAAGAATAAAAAATAGCTCGACTCTTGTTACAGATTTAATGATTTATTCTGAATATAAAAAACAACAAGTGCCATTATTTTTTAAATTTTTGCCAAAACATTTTAAATTACAAGAAGAAATAGGAAAAAAAAGCAAAAAAATAGAATTAAAATTTCAAAAATTGACATCTTTGATGGCGTTTTATACAGTAAATAAGCTATTTGTAAACGAAATCCTTTATACAAACAAAGTCGAAGGAATTCATTCAAGCAAAAAAGCTATTTATTCGGAATTACAAAACAAAAAGAACGAAAAAAAATATAGTAAAAAAGAAAAACTGGTAGGAATTGTAAAAAAATACGAAAATATTTTAGAAAACAAAGAAGAAAAAATTGAAACTAATGAAGACTTCAGAAAAATATACGACAAGCTATTTATTGATTTTTTAGATAACGATAAATATAAATTAGATGGAAAAATTTTCAGAAAAGATGGCGTTGATGTAACAAATGACGCAATGGAAGTTATTCATCGTGGACTTTTTGGAGAAGAAAATATACAAAAAGAAATAGAAAAAGTAATAAAGTTTTTAAACAACGAAGAAATTCCGTCGTTGATAAAAATTTCAATAATACATTTTTACGTTGAATACATTCATCCTTTTTATGATGGCAACGGTCGTTTTGGAAGATATTTATTATCAATGAATTTAGCTAAATATGTAGGAAAATATACAGCTTTGTCGATTTCATACATAATTGCACAAAACAAAACGAAGTATTATAAATCATTCAAAGAAGTTGAAAGTAAATATAATTTGGGCGAAATAACTTTTTTTGTTGAAAATATTTTAGAAAATATAGTTGAGGGTCAAAATTCAATCTTAGAACTAGTAGAAAAAACAATTGAAAAAGCAGAGTATATGGATAAAATGTGCAAAGAAATAGAAGAAGAAAATAAAGAGTTGAAAAAAATAGAAATGCGAATACTGTACATTTATATTCAAGATTATCTATTCAACGAATTTGAAAAAATAAAAAATAAAGATATAGCAAAAATACCAAGCTTAAATAAAACTCAACAAACAATAAACAAACATACCAAAAATTTGGAAAAAAAAGGATTTATAAAAAAAGTTTCTGAACGACCTTTAAGATATGAAATAGAAGATTGGCTAGCAGAGAAATTTTAAAAAAATAAACTCACAGTTATTAATTTAGCTGTGATTTTTTTGTTACAAAAAAAGTGATAAGGCAGGTGGTTAAATTGATTGAAACATTAAAAGCAGGAGAAGTAAGTGCGATAGATTCAAAAACTGGAAAAGTAAGAGTTCTGTTGAAAGGCGATGACGATAAAACAACAGACTGGCTTAATTTATTAGTTCCATTTTCAGAAAGTCATAGCGACAATTATATGCTTGAAGTGGGACAAACTGTCTATTGCCTATTCTTTTCCGAAATGCCTGAACAGGGAGTAGTGCTTGGCTGTCCTATGCGTGGGAGTTCTGGAAGTAAAACTGAAGTAAAAAGGACTTTTTCTGATGGTGGAAGCTGGAGCTATGATAAAAACACATTAACTTTGAATATTAAAAAAATTGTGATTAAAGGAGATTTGGAAGTCAGCGGCACTACAAAAACTGGCGGAAGCATTAATCTTAACACACATAAACACGATGGAGTTACTGCTGGTGGCGATAAGACAGGAGGTCCGCAATGATAGGAAGTCTTGGAGATATAATATTTGAAGTATCTGATAAAAAAGTGTTTTCAATTAACAACCAAATAAACAGATCATATAAGTCTAAAATATCTGAACACACAGCAATATACGGTCCTGGTATGCTAAGACATCAGGGAAGAGAATTAACGGAAGTGAGTTTTGGTATTTCTCTAGTTTCATCTTTAACGTCTGAATCAACGCCAGCGGAAGAGCTGGACAAAATAAAAACTATGTGGGAGTTTGGAGAATATGACTATTTAACATTAGGAGGACAGACGTTTGGAGCTTTTCCATTTTTGATAACAGATATAACCGAAAAGAATTCTTATTTCAACAGAGAAACTTCTGAATTCGATTATATAAATTTAGAATTGACATTAAAGGAGTATATAGATAATCCTAAAAAATACAATCAAGTAATAGAACAGTTAAAAGCTCAAAAAAAAGAGCAAGAAAAGCTCACAGAAGAAAATGTGGAAGTTGTAAATGTTGAAATTGAACAAAAAACAAAATTACAGGAATTTGCTGAAAAAGTAAAAAATAAAGTAGACAGTACACTTGAAAAAGTAGATAAAGCTATTCAAATTGCAGAGGAAAAGAAAAATGAAATATTAAGTCAGCTTGAAAAAATCAAAAAAGATGCAAAAATTGATGAACTGATGAATTTAGTAAGGGCTGGAATGATTACGGCAGATAAAGTTAATGAAATGATAGACTATGCTAAAAATTTTGATAAAACGGATAGAGATATACTAATGAATTTTTTAAGGAATCAGATTGGAGGTAAATAATGATACATGTTTCATCTAATCAGGAAATAAATTATTCTCCAAAAAATTATGTTGAGGAAGTTGTAACAAATGTCGGAATGCTCTTAAGAGTTTGTAAGGAAGAACAGCCGCTTAATCGTGATTTTAGTTTTGACAGCGACTTGATAGATAAAAATATAAATATTGTGGAAAACAGGATAACTTCACAGTTACTTGAGATGTTCAGGAAGTATGAGCCAAGAGCAATTTTAAAAACTACAGAGATAAAAACAGCAGATGAATTCGAAAATGATTTTGAGATTGAATTAGGAATCGAGGTGATAAACATTGGATGATTTTGAAGAGTATGAGGTAATAGATAGTGATGCTTGGGAAATAAAAAGAGATATGATTAATAAGTTTCAGGAACTTAGCGGAAGAAGTTTGACAGAAGCTAGTCCAGAAACATTAATTTTCAGCACAGTTGCATATCAGTTAGCTTTACTAGAAGAAAAATATAATGATGATATCAAACAAAATTATTTAAGATTTGCAAGAGATGAAAGGCTGGATTTAAAAGGTGAATTTTATGGAAATAGAGGAAAAAGGCTTTTTGAACAACCAGCGGTGGCAACATTCAGATTTTATATTTCAAGCATACAAGCAACAGATACAGTAATCCCTAAGGGCTCAAGAGTTAGATATAATGAACTTTATTTTGAAACAGATAAGGAATATAAAATAACAAAAGGAAATTTGTCAGTTGACGGAAAAGCTACTTGCAACACATTAGGAATCATTGGAAATGGTATTCCAGTTGGACAAATTAAAGATATGGTTGATATATATCCGAATTATCAGAAAGTTGAAAATATTACTGAAAGTAATTCTGGAACAAGCGAAGAACCAGACGAGAGTTACAGAGAAAGAATAAGAGAAATTCCTGAGAGCTTCACAACGGCAGGAAGTTCGGGAGCTTATATATTTTGGACCAAAACAGCCAGTACCGATATCATAGACGTCAAAGTTCATTCTCCATCTGCGACTAATGTAGATGTTTATATTTGGACTGTTAGCGGTACAGTGAGTCAGGAATTGAAAGAGAAAGTAAAAAGTGTATTAAATGAAGAAAATATAAGACCTTTAACTGATAAAGTGAATATTAAAGAGCCGAATAAAGTTAATTACTCTGTAGATTTTGACTACTATATCGAAAAGGATAATGAAACTCTCGTAAATGTTATAAAATCTAACGTAGATAAGACAGTACAAGAGTATGTTAACTGGCAAAAAGAGAAAATAGGCAAGGATATAAACCCAGATGAATTAATTAAAAGATTAAAAATAGCTGGAGTAAAAAGAGTAGTATTGAGAGATCCCGTTTTTCAAAAATTAGATTTCAATCAAGTTGCTATAAACAATAGAATTGTGAGCAATTATCAGGGAGTTGAAGAATTATGATAACAGTACAGGATTTGAAATTGACTGACATTGCTGCAAAATCAACTCTAACGGATAATGCGACAAAATGGATATACGAATCAATAGACTATGCAATAAAACAGCAAAAAAACAGAATAATGAATAAGTTTTTTCTTGACATTGATAAATTGTCAGAAACCGAAATTGATTATTTATTATGGGAATATCATGTTGATTATGTTGGAGAAGATACAACTATTGAAAATAAAAGAGAACTTGTAAAAATAGCAGTTGTAGCACATTTTAACAAAGGAACTTTAGGAAGTGTAAAAGCAATTTGTAAAATACTTTTTGGAAATGCGGAAATAAAGGAATGGTTTGAGTATGGCGGACGACCAGGTTATTTTAAAATTTCCACTTTGGGAGAACTTAAAAATCAAATAGATTTTTCAAAAGTTTTGGACGTTGTTAATGAGTACAAAAATGAAAGAAGCTGGCTTGATGCAATAACATTTGTAAGAAATATGAATTTAGGAACTTATATTGGCATGTTTTCTGTAAGGCAAAAAACAAATGTATTAAATATACGGAGTTTTGAACTGCCTTGGATGGAGCAAAAATTGAATGTAGGAATCGTAAACGTTGTATTGAAAAAAAATACATTAGGAATAAGATAGGAGGTAAAAATGGCAAATTATCTTGGTTGGGAAATAACAAACAAAGGAAGAGAGCTTTTAGCAAGAGCAATGAATAACGAAACGAAGATAAATGTAACAAAATTTAAAATCGGAGCAGGATACAATACAGGAAATGACAGAGAACTTACTGATTTGTTAGATAAAAGGAATGAATTCCCAGTTAATTCTTATGAAAGAAAAGAAAATGGAAATGTGGAATTTACATTTATTGTCTCTAATAAAACTGGAAGCGGGGCAAGCACAATAACAAATTCATATAAAATTTCTGAAATGGGAATATACGCCCGAGATGATTTTGGAACTGAAATATTATACGCGTATAACAAAGGAACGGATGGCGATTATATTCCAGTTTTTAATGGAAAAAATGCAATAGACATCATGGAAAAATGCATTATAGTAGTAGACCAGTCAGCAAATTTAAATGTAACAATTGATAGCTCCAATACGTATATTACAAGAGATTCTGCTGAAAGAAATTATGTAAAAAAAACAGATCTTGCAGAAGAAAACAAAGCAGGAATAATCTCGTTAAGTGCTGTGAAAGGATTAATCCCAAATGTTCCAAATGCAACTTCCGATACGGCAGGGAAAGTAATGTTAGGAACTACTGCAAATACAGCTCTTGAGGGAAAAAGGCTAGCTGAAATAATCGGAATGGAATTTGGAGGAAAAATACAGGATTCAGGAATAAAGACTGCTGGAAAGTTTTACTATGACATAGTCACAAAATTCTATTATGAATGCATTGTGAACAACAGTCTGACGTATAATGATAGCTCAAAATTTAGAGCTATAAGTAATAAACCGCTTTCGAATAAATTAGAAAATTTGTATGAAAATCGTTCTGGATTTACTAGAGTTGGGCAAACGTTGATTCAATGGGGGTACATTGAAAACCCATCGACTAATGCAACTTTGAGCTATCCTGTTCCTTTCAAAGAAGGAACTTTACCGATAGTCACTATTGCGAATTGGGTCAATACAGAGTTGATAGTTCTTACGACTCAAAATAATAGATTTTGCAGCTTCAGAAGTTCAAAAGCTATCTCTTTAAACTGGATAGCAGTAGGGATAGCTTAGTAAAAAAAATAAGGAGGAATATTAATGAATGTTGTAATTTATGACAAAAAAAGTCTTGAGATAATAGCGAGACCAACAATCACAAATTTGGAAGAATTTAAGAATAATCCAGCTATATTTTATCCAGACTGGAATGAAGAAAACCACATCTGGAACGAAACAGAATGTCAAAACCCAGTTTTAGAAAACGGAGATTTGAGGGAGGCGACAAAAGAGGAATTGCACAAGGGTGGGAAATATACTTTAGCGGAAAATGAACTGATAGAAAATGAGAAAATCAAGACAGTTGAATTATCCGAATTTGAATATATAGAAAACAATCAGATAAAGTATAGAAAAGAAGAAAAAATCGAGAAATTGAAACAGGAGCTTTATGAACTGAGAATTGAAAGGGAGAAAAAGCCTTTTGAGTTTGAAGTGAAAGGGACTAAGTATCTTCAGCATAACAGGACGATAGACCAGTCCAACATAACTAAGATACTGTTTAGTCTAGTTCTTAGTTTTATTCTCGGATTAATGGGAAAAATTGCTAAAGGTCAAAAACCGGACTTCACACAAGTTATGACTGACTTAATGGCGACAGAATACAGTAACTGGAAATTTTACACAGAGGATGGCTCTGAAAAGTATGTAAATGTAAGTGTTCAGAAATTCATAGAAATGTCTGAAATAATGAGAAAGCATACAACTGCTTCAATGGTTGCTGAAACTACTCTATCGCACAGTTTAGAAAACAAAACTGTCGAGGAGTTGAAAAAGTTTAATGCCGAAGCGGAATACAATAAATTATTTGATAGTGAAATAAAGCAGAATTAGGAGGTAATATGACAACAAAAAAGACATTAACAGGAAATGGAATTAATACTAGAAATATTTTTAAGCGAAGAACTGTTGAAGAAGTTTTGGAAGAAATTAGAAAAGCGGCTTCTAAACCAAAACTAAAGCCATTATTTGTTGGATATGCACAAATTGGAGGAGAAACACTTAAAAAAGTTATTTATGAATAAAGGAGGTATTTATGCAGTTAGAAAAAGACAAATTGTATATATGTTTTCATAAACCCAAGAGACTGATAGGGCATTTGATAGCATTATGGACGCTAGGAAAATACTCGCACGCCGAATTTATTTACAATGATTATGTGTATTTGGCAAATCCAGGCGGAGTGAGAATGAAACCATTTGTGCACAAAGAAAATATGGATGTCTATGAGCTTGACGGCAACATAGACGCGGATGACGTTTTAGTATTTTTTGGAAAAAATAAAGGTAAGGGCTATGATTATCTAGGTATCTTGGGGCAGTTCTTTTATGCTCAAAAAGTTCAGGATGACGACAGATACTTTTGCAGTGAATTTTGTTTAAACGCGATAGACTATGCGTTACAATTTACACTGACATACAAACTGAAGTCGCTAAAAGACAGGGTCGGCTATGAATTTAATCCGCATAGGCTGTACAAGTATCTTAAAAATATGGAACTGATAGATGAAAAGGAAGTGGAGTGAATGGAGCTAAGGAATTTAATTGGAATCGAAATTATGGAGCAAGGAAAATTATTAAAAGTAATAGACGCTGCGTTCGAAGATGAAAATATTGTTTTAATAACTGAAACAGTAGAAAAAGATGTAAAAGAAACTAAAGAAAAGGAAGTGATTTAAATGGACAGATTTGAGAAAATATTTGACTATTTGTTAATGGTTGAAGGAGGATATTCTAATGACAAGCACGACAAGGGCGGAAAAACTAAGTACGGAATAATTGAGGAAGTGGCAAGAAACTTTGGATATAAAGGCGATATGCAAGATTTAACAATAGATTTTGCAAAGAATATTTATCTGAAGAAATATTATTTAGGGAACAAGCTAGATAAGGTCGTGAATGACAAGGTGGCATTTTCTATATGCGACTGGGCTGTAAACAGCGGAAGAAATGGAATAAAGAATGCACAGGCTGCTTTAAATCGGATTGCTGGCACTAATCTGGAAGTGGACGGAATAATCGGAAACAAAACTTTGGAAGCGTTAAATACGGTAGATTCTGAAAAATTTTTAGAAGTTTATCATAACTTACAAAGAATTTATTACAGAAGCAAGGTTGAAAGTGACAAGACTCAAAAAGGATTTTTGGCAGGTTGGCTAAATAGAGTTCAAAGAAAGGAGGAATATTTCAAAGATTGGGACAAGGAAAATACAGCAACAGAGAATAAAACGTATTCTTTTGCCCAATCAAGTCTGGATAAAATGAAAAAGGTACATCCAAAGTTAGTTGAAGTTATGAAAGCTGCAATTATAAATAGTCCGTTTGATTTTAGAATCACAGACGGTGCTAGAACAACAGAGGAACAGTTTGCTTTATATCAACAAGGAAGAACTGTTTTATATGATAAAAAAGGAAAAAAATTAAAAAAAGTAACTAATTGCGACGGAAAAACATTTAAATCAAACCATCAAATAAAATCTGATGGATACGGACATGCTGTTGACATATTCCCTTGTGGAATTATCGAAAATGGTATATATAGAAAATTCACATCGGAAGAAGGATATGATGATAAGAAATTAAGATTAATAGCAAATCATATCTTGGCAGTTGCAAAATCAAAAAATATCAACATTGAATGGGGCGGAAACTGGAAAATGAATGATACACCACATTTTGAACTAAAGTAATGTACAAATGGCTTGAATACAAGCCTAATACAAGCGTTAAAAATAATTTTGGTATAAATGGTTGGCTAACAAGGTAAAATTGATTGCAGGGCTTGTTAGCTAGCTTAAAATTGAAATGATAAAAAATAAGAAAATAGGAGTGATAAAAATGAATAAATTAGCAGCAAAAATATATTTGACAGGTAAAATTTTAGAATTAGGGAAGACTTTAATTTATAAAACAGAAATAATTTCAAAAGGAAAAGCTGGAGCAGAAAAATTTAAACAGGTGTATGAAGGTTTCTGGGATAAACTTGAAGAACTGTTGGAAAAAGAAAAATCAATTGATAGAAAATGGATTCCTGACTTTGCAGAAGAGATTGGTGAAGAAGTTCTGACAGAAGTTTTAAAGGAGGCTAGAAAGACATTTGACTTAAAAGTTATACTACAACAAATTTTTGATGAGGAAAAAGCAGGAAACAAGAATATACTGTAAAAGAGGGCTAAAATTGAATGGAAATTTATTAAAAGACATTACAGATTTAGGAATAGCAGTTGTGATTTGTGCTATTTTTATTAGACAACAAAGTAAATTATTTGCTCAACAAGAAAGAGTTATTAGTGTACTTGCAAAGTTAGAAAATCAATTAAATAACGATTTTTTAAAAGGCAAGGGTCTAGAAATTGCATTAATATTAAAAATACAGGATATGCGTTGGGCAGTTCAAAAACGTATATTGAAATACATAAAAAATAATCACTTAGAAGAAAACTGGGATGTCATTAACAAGGAGATTAAAACATTTTTCGATGCTAAGATGATCGGCTTTGAGAGTGATATGCACGATATCATAGAAGAAACAACATATAAACTATTATCTAAAATGATAAAAGATGAGTTCGAGCAGACAAAAGAGATACTGCTGCATATCTTAGACGATTTAAAAAAAGAAGGTGTCGAAGAAAAAGATTTGTATGGAAAAGCAGCAAGGATTGTGGAAACGCATATGGAGTCCATTGAAAATGAACTTATCACAAAAATAAAATCGCTTATAAATTAAGATAGTCAGAAATGGCTATCTTTTTTTGTGAATAAAAAAATAGTTTCTCAAACTGCAATTTGAAAAACTATTATAAATCTTTTAAAATAGAAGATTTTTGTTTAATACACTTTAATAAATTATAACAAAAAATTCTAGGTTTGTAAATAATTTTAAATATTTTTATAATAAAAGTCTTGACTTTTAATATAAAATATAGTATACTATTTATGTAGATGAGAGAGATAAAATAAAAAGAGAACTTATAAAAGTTCCCTTACCGCAAATTTATTTTATCACACTCAAAAATAAAAATCAAGGAGTGATAAAAATGATAAATAAAAGTGAAGTAATGAAAGAAGCGTGGAAAGCATACAGAAAAGAAAGTTTTGAAACTTTCGCAGAAGCACTAAAAGCATCTTGGGCAATATTCAAAAAAGCTGTTAGATTATTTGCTGATGAAATTCAATCAGTAGAAAAATTAAGCAAAAGAATGTTAAATGACAGAGAGTTCTGTCATAGAGCAAATGGCTCAAATTTGAGCCAAAATAGAGTTTACAAAGGAGAGGGAAAAACTTCTTGGGTAAACAGAAAGGTATGGACTGCGAAAGGCAGAATAAGAATGTATGCTGACGAAATCATTGACGGAAAAACTTATTGTCAACAATACATTGAAGTTAAATTTTAATAGCATAAGGAGGCAAAAAATGGAACAAAAAAAAGAAACCCGAGGAGCAAAAAAAGGGCGGGTTGTAACGTGGAATGTAGGAAGAAAAGCTGGTGTATCAATAAAGCCAGTTGAAGAAAAGAAAACATATAGGTTTTTGGGCTACAAATATACAAAAGATGATTACGAAAAGTTAAAAAAAATTTTTGAAAAATATAAAAAAGAGAATAATCTCAAAACAACTGAAGCATTAAAAAAAATTATCTTAAATTTAGAAAAAAAGTAAATATTTTTATAATAAAAGTCTTGACTTTTAATATAAAATGTAGTATAATAATATCAAGAAAGGGGGAGATTGTTAAAAGACAAGGAACAGAAAGGAGAAAGAGATGAGCGAAATGACAGCTAAAGAAAATGAAATACTGATAAAGCTAATTATCAATCTTGTTGAAACAAGTAAAGATAAAGCAGAAGCAGTAGAAAAACTAAAAGCTCTACTTGATACAGACAAATAGAGCTTAAACCTAAAATTATATGCAGTTGAGCCACCTTGTCGGCTCTCTGTATGTAAATTATAGCAAAAATTTAAAAAAATGGCAAGGGGAATAAAAAAATGGAGGAAAAAAATGAGAACATTAGAAAACAAAATAATAGAAGATGTGAGAAATACAATTTTAAGAGAAGATTTAGACGATTTGAAAGATGAATATTTTGAAAACAAATTAAACATATTTAAGTTTTTTGAAAAATTCAAAATGAACGAATTAACATTAAAATATATTAAAATGTTTGAAAAAGTATTGAACAAAATTGCAGAAAAAGATTTTACAGAAGAAAAGTTTGAAGAAATAAGAAATGCTTTTCAAAAAAAAGAAAAGCAAATAAAATGGTTCTATGAAAATGACATTGAAGGAAGAAATTATGTAATAGATAAGCACAACAACTTGCAAATACAAGAAAGATTTGAAGAACTAAGTTTTGTTATCTATGAATTTGCAAAAAGAGAATATAGAAATCTGGAAAACAAAATAGAATCAGAAAAGCAAGAATTATTAAAAGATACTTCACTAATACACAATTATCTGAGAGAAAATAGTTTTGCAGCAGTAGCAGACGCAATAGCAGATGTAAAACTAGCTTGCAAAAAAGATTAATCAAATCGAGGGAGGTTAGAGCAGATTTTAAAATCTGCTCTTTTTATAATTCAAAAAAAGCATTGACAAAACATAAAAGAATGATACACTATATTAAATTCTTTATAATAAATATATTTCAAGGGGAATAAAATGGCGGGAAAAAAGAAATATCAACGAGAAGATTTAATAATTAAACTACAAAATTTAATTGACAGCGGTAAAGTGAAAAATACAAGTGATTTGGATGGAACTTTTTACAATATTTTAAGAAGTTATATAGCACCGACTTGGAGCGAGATATTAAAAGCAGCTAATAGAGATTTGAAACATATTAATATAAAAACAGAAACAGAAATAACAAAAGAATTACAAGAACTTGTTGATTCGGGAATAAATGGGATTATGGAAGTTAAAAAAGTTTTATCTCGTGAAAGAATCTTAGTAAGATTAAATTGTAAAAGTATGAAAGAAGTTTTCAAAAAAATTGACAGAGAAAAAGAAACAGAGCATCTGTTTTTGGTAGAAAAAACGAAAGAAGAAGTAACGAAAGATATTCAAAAATTAGTGTCAGAAGGAACTATAAGAACAATTTATGATTTGAATAAATATGATTATTCGTATAAAAGGTTAAAGAAAATTTTCGGAAACATAACTTGGCGACAAATGGCTAAAGAAATGAAGTTAGATTTACATTTTAAAGCGGAAGTTGATGTTACTAATGAAGAATTAATCAATATTTATAAAGAACTGTCAAGAGATTTAGACAAAGATGTTAAAGGTGCTACTGCTAGAGACATTAACAATAATTGTATTTATAAACGTGGAGTGTTCGAATTGAGATTTGGCAGTATCAATAATTTAAGAGAAATTTGCGGATATGAATTTAAAAAAAGGGAAGAAAAATGGACAAAGGAAGTAGTTCTTAAAACTTTAATTAAAGAATATAAAAAGAGAAATGGAAAATTAACCGCAAAAGATTTAAAAGAAATAAAAGTGTTTCCTTCTCAGGGCACTATTTTTAAGAAATTTAAAGTTACAAATTTTTCAGAAGTTTTAAAAATAATAAAAACAGAAATAAAAAAGTAAGATTTTATAAGCTATTGCAATTTAAAAAGAGCCACAATAGGCTCTTTTTTTTATAAAAAGGAGTAGCTAACGGTAATACACAAGTAATATACAAACGGATAAAATTTAAACTTTCGGAGTGGCTAAAGACTTGTGTTTATAGTATTTACTGATTTTACTAAAATTTGACTTTATATTACAAATTGTATTGTAAATTATTTCAGTTCAAGCAAATATTTAATTGAATTTCTTGTTTTAATAGCACAAATTGTATTGTAAATATTCTTTTAATGCTTCAAGATAAGTTTGAGGTAATTGTTTTAATAGCACAAATTGTATTGTAAATGCTGCTCAAAAAGTCTTTTTTGCTGAGTGATATAAGGTTTTAATAGCACAAATTGTATTGTAAATGGGAGGGCACTCCATTTTTTTCGTTATCTACTGATAGTTTTAATAGCACAAATTGTATTGTAAATTTGTTAAAATGTGCTACAACTGCTATTTTTACAAGTGTTTTAATAGCACAAATTGTATTGTAAATGCTATGAATGATGGAACATCGCCTGGTAAAAAAGAAGTTTTAATAGCACAAATTGTATTGTAAATGAATGATAATAGCTTTGCGGGAACTGCAGCTTGTCTGTTTTAATAGCACAAATTGTATTGTAAATTGCATTTTACCCTTGACTATTGCGGGCACAATTTGTAAATTT